AATCATTGAGATAGGTATGGAAGACGTCATCGTAAACGACGTGTTCCATACAGAATGTGATGTTGTCCTGAGGTTGGATTAGGACAGTTATACAACGCACGACTTCGTAGGTGATAGGATCGAGAACTTGATATTCACATGAGTAATCATCCATACAATCCAGGGAGCTTCCACGGAGAATTTGTGTGCGAGGATTTCGGTTTGGTTGTATACAGTGACATCGTATACAGGTGTGCGGTAGAGAGATTCATTAAATATAGCCATTTTAGGCTCCTTTCCCTCTGAAAAATTTTCAGAGATTATTCCTATGTTTTTAAGAAAACGCATTTGCGCATATAAACGTTCCAGTCTCCTGGAAATTTGAAAATTTAATGTATGGATTTTTGATTGATTTGCCTATATTTATTATTACATTATATTTTATACAATTTAATTGTAATAGAGATGTGTACAAGTTTATATAGGCAAAACGCATGTTTTTTTTTCATAAAAAAATCGACTTTTTCCGACCCCCCTCGCGGAACGTTTTTTTAGGCTCTTGGAATAGTTTATATAGGCATTCTGAAACAATGTGCTTACATTCACAAGTGACCTCGCGGGGTGCGATTTTCCACACGATGCGTGTGAATTATATAGATATAAAACGGCGAGTGAGCGCCGCGTCACAAGCCCCGGAGGGGCTGACGCAAGCGAACGAAGCCATTCCCTAGTTCCTCCTGAGCAGTCGGAAAAAGGGCTCCCCACGCGCGGCGCCCGCGAGGGTGTCGGGCGTGGGGGTATCTTAGTTCCCGTGCGTGCACGGGTTCCGCTTTCGGGTTTGCGCGGGGCAAAAAAAGGGGAGAGCATCATTGTGACGCTCTCCGTGGATAGTTCGGTTTACTCGCAAACCCGCCGTTTTTAATATAAAAACGGACAGGTACCTTGTTCTCGAACAAATACTTAACGACGGCTGAAAACGACGGTTTGCCACTACCCTTTGGAAGGTAGGTCAAGAGAACAGGGTACCATTCGCGAATCGCGAATTCGTACGCCCTGCAGGTCCCGGTTGCGCCTGTCGCGGGGTCCGAAACGGTGAACTCCACGCAAGCACTCCTATCGTTCGTAGGGTCTGCTGGGCGTGCGACTGCTCCGATGATTACTAATGCTAGGACGCGATTTGAGGAAGAGCCGAACGGTCCACTAGACGTTGCGACACCTCCATTTTCCAACACTTCACTAATTTCTGCTAGATTCAATTCTGCCATGTGAGGCTCCTTTCCGACGGGGGCTTGTCCCCCATTCCTATGCCCTCATCACACCACGGGGGTGGCACTGTCAAACAGCCTTGGGGCGTAGCGGACACAGTGCGGGCAACGCGCAGCGTTGGGGACCCGTGCTGGGGAGCATAAGAGCCCGTTTGACAGTGACGGGGAGGGCACCATTTTCAACGAGGCGGTCTGCGTCACCCCCCGTGGTACGATGCTGGGCATAAGCTCGCTGGTCTTGTTTCCCTTCTTTCCGTTTTACCCGCCTTGCCTTAGAGGGGGGATGGGTGCCGGGGGAGGGCGGCATAACATAGGGGTGCGGGGTGTCCCCGCCCGCAGCGCCTAGCGCCAGGGGCGCGAAAGGCGCAAGCGAGCCCACCACCTCAAAGGGTGGGCGAGCGCAGGCGAGCGAGTGCGATAGCACGAGCGAGCACAACAAGCCTTGGGAGGGGGCCGCGGGCCGACGAAGGAGGGGGGCGGGTTTTAAATCCTTAAATCTTTATATCTTTATACATTACATACATACTAACTAGTATCTTTCTCCCTCCCCCGACTTTAAAAATAATTTCAAATATGATATACTGTAGGCAGGTAAACAGGAGGAAAAAGTTATGCCGAAAATTGAACTGAGATTGAGTGAAGGTAAGGTCCACATAGAGCACCAGGGAGAGCTGCATTTTGAAGATGCGATCAACACTCTCACCACTGCGATGCTGTTCTATATGAACCAATTCACCAAAAATGTAAAGGAAGAACACCAGGAGCATGTGCGCCAGACGGTCTATGATTTCGCCAATGACCGCTTCACGCAGGTACTGGAAATGTACGCCCCTGAGTTTGAACTCCGCCCCCATCTGACGACCGAAGCAATCATGAAGGCCGAAAATGAAATATTACTGTCCCAGATGCCACAGTCTGCTGACGAGGAGTGAGTCCTTTAACGGAGGGTATTGCAAGACCTGGCACGAGTGTCCGAAATGTAATACCTTTCTTCATACCTACCGCCCCCTCCCGCACCAGATCGCGGTCCACACCGATAAGCACCGGCTCATAGGTAATTTCGGAGGGTATGGCACAGGTAAGACGACTACTTCACGGGAAGAAGTAATCAAACACTGCATTATTACTCCCGGAGCGCTGGTCGTCATCGGAGCCGGGGTACAGAGGCAGTATGAACAAACCATTAAGAGGGAACTGGAGTCGGACATCCCGGCGAAGTTCGTCAAGCACTATTCGTCTCAGAAGCAGACGATGGACCTGATCAACGGTTCCCGTATATTGTGGACGCCGTTCGATGACCCGGATAAGCTGAGATCCATGAACATCACGATGTTCGTTATCCTGGAAGCATCCGAGGTAAAGGGTGAGACCTATGCCCAGCTGAACACCCGCTTCCGTAACCTGGCGGCGAGCGTGCCGAAAAGGGACGCAGAGGGAAACATAGTTTATAAGATGCTCCCCAACGGGGACGAAGTCGAGGTTTTGGAGTTCGACTGGCGGAGAGGGATCATTGAGTCCAACCCGGATGCGGGGTGGATTAAAAACGAGATATTGATGCGAAGCCACCGGATATACCAGCACGGGACCTACCACGAGTATGTTCAGGATGAAGAGCGTATAGTTCCGGAGCTGTCGAGCCACGTTGCGGCGACGCACGTTAACCCCTACCTGCCTGCAGGATGGGAGGAGGACCTAAGGAGAAAGAACCCGAAATGGTGGCAACTGCGCTACCTGGACGGAAGCTTCCAGTATTCCGAGGGTCTGGTTTACCCGAGTGCGATGAATAACGTCGTTCCGCAATTCGAGGTTCCGAGGAACTGGCTGCGGATGGTCGCATTCGACTACGGCATTGCCGACACGGCAGCGTTCGTTTTCGTTGCGATTGACGAGATGAACGGGCAGGCGTTCGTTTACAAAGACCCGAATGCCACGAACCGGTCGGTTGAACAGCTGGCGAAGATGTATCATCTCAATGCCGCGGACATCCCGGTCGGGGGGTTGTACAGGCAGCCGATCATTGACCCGAAATCAGGACCTAAGCGGGGGACGAACCTAAGGACCCTTTCAGACGAGTTCCTTGACTACGGGATCAACTTCCAGCCGGGGCACGTTAACGTTGATGCACGTATTTTCCGGCTCAACACCTGGTTTGAGTCAGGCAAGCTGAAGATCATGGATAACTGCACATTCCTCATTGAAGAGCTGCAGCAGTACCGGTTTAAAGAAAAGACGCTTTCTGACACAGACAGGACGATTTCCAAGCCGATGGATAAAAACAACCACGCTATTAATGCACTGGAGTGGATAGTCATGGAACTTCCGCACGATCCACGCAGTTTAGCCAACACCCTTGTCGAGAGGAACCGCAATCAAAGCGCGATAACCCCTCTGGACGAGTATGAACGCAGTTTGCCGACGCCTTGGCAGTTCGGCGACGAGGAGGACGACTCCTCAGAGAAAAGAGGGATGAGAAAATGGTGGTAGAAATCATCATCGCTGGTGCCATACTGGCACTCACAGTAGTTCTCTACAAGGGCGTTAACATTACGATCAACGTCAACCACAAATCAGAACAGATACAGGCGACCGTTCCGACGGTAGCAGACCTGAAATCTATGAAGGAAGCGCTTTCCGAGGAACTCTCTGTTGAAGAGGACAAGTTCTATAAGAGCACGATGAGCGTCATAGGACGAGTCAATGAACTTATGTATGGGAAGCCCAAGGAGGATAAGGAATGAAAAAGCGCAAAATAGACCCGGAGTTCGGGGTGGAATTGCCTAATGGCATCGAACTCCAGGATCTGGAACAGAACTACGGCATTATGGAGGCGGAATACCGGGCGGCTTACGCACGGATGAAGATTCTTGACCTCGCCGACACAGGCAGGATTTGGGACCTGATCGCCAAGGAGTTCCCGGAGTACCAGGTTTCCCCGGATACGAACTATGTGAACTACATCAAGGAGAATATCCTGGCGTCGGTTTACACGGTCGGGAAAAACGCCCAATTACTTGCCAAGAAAAAAGAAGATGTCGAACTGGTAGGGAAACTGAACAAAGTCCTGGAAACCGTCTGGGGCGTTTTGGATGTACCATTTTACCAATTACAGGCCGGCGAAAGAGCTGCACTTCTGAACTTAGGTATTACACAGGTCGGGTGGAGTGCCGACTTAGTAGGAGGAACCCATGAAAGCTGGTACAAAGGCGACCTGGTGTTTAAAAACATTGACCCCATTAACTTTGGACGCGATCCTTTTGCAGACTCTCTGGAAGAGTCCGCCTGGTGTATTTATCACAATATGTATCATAGATTCACGCTCCTGGAAAACGAGAACTACATTGATGCACTGAAACAGTACAATCCGCATACTGCGGGTGTTAATACCATCAATTACGACCGTTCCACGGGCAGGAACATCAACACGGATTCAAAATATTATCACGTGATTATTCATTGGGTTAAACATTACGATGAAGAATCGGGAGAGGTGAAAATTCATGAGATCCACACCATTGATAACCAGTACGTCTTGCATGTCAATGAAGACATCAAGCCAAGAATGTTTCCGTTTGCGGAACTCTATTCGACTCTCGCAGTTAAAGACCCGGTTGGGGTCTCAGAACCGTCGAAAATCCTTGCGAGCACGATCGTTTACAACTTACTCGACGGGATCATGGTCACGCACGCCTATAAGGCACAACGTCCGCCTAGATTCATTTCGGATAGATCCGGTCTTAACCTCAGGGCTTTCCAACAATATGGTAATGATCCTGACAAAGTATTTATTGTACATGGTCTGGTAGATGATGTGGTTAAATACATGCAGTTCCCACCGTTACCGCAGGGGCTGGAAAATGTTGCCATGCGTATTGCAGGCAGTATCGAGCGTATGTCCGGGATTGATAGCAAATACACAGGTAAAGATACTG